GATGCCGTGAAGGACATGCGCGGCGTGCTGGAGCTCAACGCTCGGTACTACGGACAGATTGCCGAGCCCAAGGGCGGCAGCTTCCCCGAAATCAAGAAGTTGGTGGACGCCATCCTGCGCAAGCGCCTCGGCCTCACTCCAAAGCACCAGATCAACCCCAAGGGGTACATGGGGGAACTATCCCGGACCGACAAGGCGCGGGAGGAGGTGAAGAAGATGATCGCCAAGGCCATCGCAGCGGGGAGGCCGATGCGGGAACTCGAGCGGGCGGTGAAGGTCAAGGTCTCGGGCACGAAGAACACACCCGGCGTGCTGGAGCGCAACCTGGGCGGGTTCCTGCTGGATGCTTACCAAGTGGCCGACGCGGTGAGCAACAATGAGTTTGCCAAGCGTCTCGACCTGCGCTACTTCATCTACTCGGGCGGCCTGATCGAAACCTCCCGACCGTTCTGCATCAAGCGGAACAACAAGGTCTACACCACGGAGGAGGCGACGGACCCAAAGACCGGATGGGCCACGGACCCGACGCTGCCCAGGACGAAGGAGGAGAAGGACAGCGGGAGCGTTGCGGACTATGCGCCGCTGGAGGACCGGGGAAGGTGGAATTGCAGGCACCGTCTGCTGTACATCTCGGAGCAGGAGGCCAAGCGCCGCCGCCCGGACCTGTTCACGGGGAAGTGACCCATACGAAAAGGGCGCTCACCACGGACGCCCTTTTTGCGTGCGGACCATCTTTGTGACGCCGCGTCACTACATTCGCCCCGAACAAAGAGCAACAACATGGCGACATACGTAGTGATCGAGAACACAAAAACCGGGCAGCAGAAGACCATCAGCCAGCAGACCTGGGACCTGATGCGCAACACCCGCGACCAAGGCGACACCCGCAAGGGCTACCGCATCGTGAAGGGAGCGCCCCAAGCTGAGACCAAGGCGAAGGCCAAGCTGGAACAGGTGAAGACCCCCACGATGATCCCCCCGGCCATCGCCGCCGCCGCCCAAGTAGCACTGGAAGCGGAGCGGGCGGCGGAGAGCGTGATGATCAGCGGATCGAAGCCCGAGGCCAGCGCGGAGCAGGCGGCACCAGAGCCAGCCGCCACCCAGGCGCAGGAAACAGCCCAAGCGGTTGCCGCACCTGCGGAGGAGGCCCCCGAGCAAGACCTGCCCACCGAACTGAACGGTCTGGACCCCAGCCTGACGCCCAAGGTCGCTCAAGTGCTGGCCAAGGCAGGTATCACGACCAAGGCACATCTGAAAGGATCCACGCTGCCGACCATCAACAAGGTGCTGGACGCCGCTGGCCTTGGGGCCAAGAAGGCACAGGCAGCCGGGTGGAAATCCAAAGCCACCGCACCCAAAGCCTGACGCCTATGTACAAGATCAAGAACATCAAGACCGAGGAGGTCTACACCGTGACCAAGGAGGGCTGGGATACCATCGTGGCCAAGCAGATGGGCTCCAGGTACGAGATCGTGGAGGAGCTTCGCACCAGCGCCGACCGCGCTTCGAAGATCCCCGCAGCGATTGCCGAAGCAGCCATCCTTGAGGCCAGCCGCGAAGTGACCAAAGAGCAACCCACCAAGGCCACCAAGGCCGCAAAGTAGAGCATCATGCCAAGTGCAGAAGAAGTATTGACCGGGCTGTTGTCCACCAGCTACAAACTGGACGAAACGGGAGTTGCCTCACTCAAAGAAGAGGACGGGTCCTTCAAGACTGAAGCACTGGACCACCTGACCAAGATGGACGCTGACAGGGTTGCCGCCCTGAAGGGGGACGTCGAAAAGGTCAAGGCCGACACCTACTCGCGTGGCAAGCGGGAAGCGTTGGAAGGACTGGAGCGGGAACTGAAGGACGAATTCGGCATCAAGGCCACCGACAAGAAGGGCAAGGAACTGATCAAGGAGATACTGGCTGCACGGACCAAGGGGGGCGATACGCTCACCGAGGACACCGTGAAGGCGCATCCCCTGTACCTCAAGCTCGAGGAGCACGCCAACGCGCTGCCCAAGACGTTCGAGGAGCAGATGAAAGCCCGCGAGGAGGCGGTTCGTGCCGAGTTCAAAGCTGAACGCGACTTCGATCGCGTCCGGGCCAGTGCCATGCGCACGTTCAAGGAGATGAACCCCATCCTCCCGAAGAACGAAGCGGTGGCCGACGCACAACTGACACTGCTGGACCAGGCATTGAAGGGCCTGAAGTACCAACTGATGGAGAAAGACGGTGAGATCGCGGACATCGTGCCCATGAAGGCGGATGGCTCCGGTCGGCTTGAAGATGCCCACGGGCACCCTGTCAAGTTTGAAGCACTGATCAAGACCATCGGGGCCAAGTACTTTGAGTTCGCCGAGGGAGAGCAGCGTGAGGGAGCGGATGATCCCAACCGCAACGGGAAGGAATCTGGCAAGGGCGGCAGTGACAAGGCGTTCGACCCCAAGACCGTCGAACAGTACGCCCAAGAGTGGCAGCGCATCACCGATATGGTGTGGGACCGGGCCGAGCGCCGGGACCAGCTTGACAAACTCAGGGAGGCTGGAAGGCGGAACGGGGTGGCCTCTTAGGTCCAACCTTAACCCCTAAAAACCATGTCAACTACAACCGCCGGTAATTTCGACTGCTCCAAGCTGCTCGAGATCAAGGCCAAGGTCTCCGAAATCTGGAACGATGGCATCATCAACGCGGAGTACATCCCCGACGTTGAGCCTGCCCTCGCCATCCTGTCCGGCCAGACCGCACAACTCCAGGTGCTGGAGAACCCCGAGAAGGACCGCGAACTGAAGGTCTACTGGGTTGACGACTGCGACGACACCGACCCCGAGGACTGCACCGACCAGTGCACAATCGACGGGGACGAGATCGGCGACAACTGCGTGAACTACGAGCTCACGGAGTGCTTCGAGAAGTCCTTCAGCGTCACCGAGGAGATGTTCCGCACCAGCTTGCTCACGCAGGAGGAGGTGGTGGCCCGGGCTCTGCTCAAGAAGATGAAGCTGATGGACGAGTTCTGGGCAGCCAAGGCGATCGCGTTCCTGAACGCATCGGCCGGGGTCAACAAGTTCACGGACGGGCAGTACACCGTCGTGGGCAGCGAGACCTACATCCCTGCCGTGGCATGGAACCCCGACCTGTTCGGGTACTTCGACACGGCGCTGTGGATCAACAAGCTGACCGCTGGCAAGATGCTCTCCGGTACCCTCCTGAAGCAGTACATGTGGAAGGTGGGCATGGAGACCAGCGATCCCACAGGTGCCAGCAACCAGGCGAAGATGACATCCTTCGGGGTGCCCTACTTCGACCGTCGCATGGACACCATCCTGGGTGAGAAGGCGCTGTTCATGTTCAACCCGAACAGCGTTGCCATGGCCACCAAGGCCCGCCACGAGGCTTACGGTCCAGCAGGTCGCGAGATCTACACGGCAGACGGCCCACAGCGTTGGTACACCATCCCGTCCAACAGCCTGCCCGGCATTGTGTACGATGTGGCTTACCAGGAGAAGTGCGCCAACGATGACGTGAAGCACGTGTGGAAGATCAAGACCCGTGGCGACATCTTCTTGAACCCTCTGGGATGCGACAACGACCGGACCGGTGTGCTGAAGTTCGTGTGCGGAAACGCGCCGAGCTAAGGGACACGGCGTCACAATTTGGGACCGGCCCGGGGGAGACCTCGGGCCGGTCTCATTTGCCCATACATTTGAACCGAACAAAATTACCCGGTCGCTTGCATATTTGAAAGAAGCGGTGCACCTTTGACCCATAAACAACCTACAACCATGGCAGTCAAATTCCAAGAAGGCAAAGCGGTGCCGGTAAGCACCCCGTCCAAGAATATGGACGCGGCCTTGTTGCGCGACCTCGAGAGCACGCTCTTTAAGCTGCGAGACACCTCCAATAAACTGGAGAGATTGGACATCCCATCTGGGGATATTGGCGGATGGGCAGATCGCGTGCGCGTGGTGGTTGCCGAAGTCATGAAGACAGGTGACGCACAGCGCCTTCGCTCTGCTATTAATGGCGGGAGCATGAGCATGATCGG